GACAGGGTCTCGCGATGTCTCGTCCGGGGCAGAAGCAGCCCGTCGACGGGCGCGGCGTCCGCGCCGACAGTCAAAGCTTCCGCGAGGAGCGCGTTCATCTCGGAGACGTCCTGCGTTCCGTTTACGATACCGATGACGAGGTTCAGTTTTTCCGCAAGTTCCAGCAGATAGGAGCCGTAGACGATGTCAGCGCCGGAATCGCCGTAATCAGCGACTCCGCGCACCTCCGTCCGTCCTATGTAGCCGGTCCGGGCGGCCTGATCCGCCCACCACCATTTCGGATACTGCGTATTCAGCCGTACCGAATTGAACATCGGCGCGGTCAGGTTCTGGTAGAGGTAGCTCGCTTTCGCCGCGTTGTAAGAGGTATAATGCTCGTTCCAGATACGGTTGAGAGCGCGGGTCACCTCGTTCGCTTTGTTAACCAGATCGTTCCAGACGTATCGCGAAAACTCGGACGTATAGCTGTTTGAAATCAGCGCGTTGTACGCGCGTCTGGTCTGCGCGGCCGTTGCGGTTCCGTTTGAAGCGGTCCAGGACCAGGGGGTGATAGCCATGACCTCACCTCCTTATCCGAATTTGGCAATCGCAGCACCCGTATAGATGTTTCTCATATTGGCGTCGTGGACGATATAGGCGGTATTGTCGGCAAACTTGAAGAACATACCGTTGTACCCGGCTTTCGCGACAAATTCGCCGCGCGCGTTCGCAGGGTCGGAGTTTCCGATCCACAAGCCGTCCGAAAACTTCTTGATAAGACCGTAATCTGCGGCGACGCCGCTTCCCGAACCGAGCTGAACGAACGGAAAGTCCTCGCCATCGGACGTGTATCCAAAGCGCAGCTTGACGTCTGTCTGACCGTTGTAGACAACGAAACCGTCCGCCGTCATCTGCGAAAAACCTTCAGCGTCCTCCGGCCGTCCGGCGTAGTATTTACCGCCGTAAATGGTCGCGTCGCCTGCGAGATAGGCGTTGCCCTGCTGATCCACGCGGAAATTGTCGCCGATATTGATCTCGCCGCCGTTGATGCTGACGTTGCCCACGAACTTGTAATCGCCGGTCGCGGGGTCGAAATAGATGCGGTTCTGCATCCGTCCCTCGCCGTCGACCGCCTGCATAGCGAACTCGTCCGCGTTCAGTTGGACGTTCGCAGTGCCGTCAGCCCTCGCGATATTCAGCCCGTCGTCCGCTGTAATCTTCACGCCGTAGTAGTTTTTGCCTTTCGCGACCATGCTTGTCTCGATCCGGGCGAACTGCGATTCGATGGTCGGGGCGTAGTCGTCCACCTCGAGACCGACGTCCTTCGAGGTAAAAGGCTGACTGCTCATTCCGACGATGCGCACGTTTTCGTCGATGCCGAGTTTCGGGAAATAAAAGTGTACTTCGTCTCCCAGATCGAAACCGGAACCCGAGCGGATGGTGCAGGTGTAGCTTCGGCTGTTATCCGCTTTCGCGGTCGTTTTCGATACCGACACGACGTTGCGGTCGACGAGTTCCTTTACGACGGAACTGCCGCGATGCAGATAAACGTGGACGAAATAGTCCCTGAAATCCGCGTCGTAGCCCATTTCCGCGCAGTATTGGAGAATCGCGGCGCGTCTGGTCGTTTCGCTTGCGATGCTGAACGTGGCGCTTTCGTTGGGTTCGACTTCGCCGACGTGAAAATCCGTCCCGGAAAGCAGCGCCGTGAGGATGACTCTCGGGCTACCGGTAACGGTAAAGTCGATAAGCGTATTGGATGCGTCCGTAAGCCGGTAGGATATGTGTTCGCAGTCGAACGAGATGCGGTACTGCCCGCCGGAGAGCGCCTTTTTGACCTTCGCGACGTCGTAGTAGTCTTCGTCGTATTCCACCACGTAGGCGTCGGTATCGTTCACCCTCTCGACGTCGCCGTCGAGGAGAGTCTCGAAATTGAGGGTCTTGACGGTCGACAGTTTCTCCTGGCGGGAGCAGGACAGCACCTTATCGATCTTCGCCACGAGGAAACCGTCGCTCCGTCTCCGCAGTATGAGGCTCATATTAGGTCACCCCCACGGCTCTGCGGTATGAAAGATTGAGACCGCTTTGAATGGTGCCGGTAGCGGAAGTTATTTCTCTTCCGTCCAGATACAGAGGCACGTTCACCAGTATTGGTCCCCCGTTCGCACCAGAGAAGGCTGAAGCGTAAGCGGGCGAGGCAAGGACGCTGTCGTCCGCCGTATTGCGGATATGCGTTCTCGTTTCCAGGTCGAAATCGGTAGGCAGCGCCTTCTGAATGTCCTTGTCGACTTCTTTCATTTCGTCCACGAAGCCGATGCCGAGACCCTGGGACATATACCGTCCGAGCTGTTTGAACTTCTTGGAAGGCGAACTGATCCCGAAGAAGGAGCAGATGCCGTTCCAGATGCTCTTCGCCCATCCGGAAACCTTGTCCCAGATCCAGGACGCAAGCGACTGGATGCCGTTCCACAGACCTTTGACGAGGTTTTTGCCGACGTCCGCGAGTGCGCTCACGCCGTTGCCGAAAGCGGAAACGAGACCGCTTATAATCTGCGGGACCGCTTTCACAATCTCAACGATGATGGTGGGAAGGTTCTTGATAAGCGAAGTAAGCAGCGTGATGCCTGCCTGGATGATAGCCGGAATGTTGTTAATAAGCGCGTTAACGATGCCGGAGATAATCTGGGGTATCGCCTGAACGATGGTAGTTATGATCAGCGGCAGATTCTGTATCAGAGACACGAGAAGGCGGATACCCGCGTCGATGAGTTGAGGTATCGCACCGAGGATGCCGTTGATGATGCCGTCGATAATCTGCGGAATCGCCTCTACGATGGCCGCGATGATTTCCGGCAGCGCCGCCACGAGCGAGGTCAGCAGCTGTATCCCGGCGTCTATGATCATCGGGATAGCGCCTATCAGAAAATCGATGATTCCCTTGATAACGGCGGGCAGCGCCTCGATCAAAACGGGGATGGCGTCGAGGATTCCCTGGGCGAGGCCGATAATGAGCTGCAGAGCCGCGTCCAGTATCAGGGGCAGATTGTCGATAAGGGTCGTCACAATCTGCATAATGACCGACACGATGGTCGGAATCAGGGTGGGAAGCGCGTCGGCTATCCCGGTGGCGATGGTCACGATGACCTGTATCGCGGTCTCGAGGATGAGAGGCAGATTGTCGAGTATCGCGTTCACGAGCGTAATTACAAGTTCGAGAGCGCCTTTCGCTATCTGGGGCAGCGCGTTGATGAGGCTCTCGAGGAAAGTCACGATAATCCTGCCCGCCGCGTCGATGATTTGAGGCAGATTGTCCACCACGCCGCGAACGAGAGCGTCTATAATGCCGGGCGCTATCTCCGCGATTGCACCGATAAGGGACATAAGAATGTCCACGATTTTCGGGAAGATCTCCGCAATCGTACCGACCATCTGCTGTGCGCCGTGCTGTATTTTGTTTTTAGCGTCCTCGCCTCCGACGAGCAGTTCCGACAGCCCCGTCATTATTTCCGTAAAAGCGGGAAGGAGATTTCCCATGATGTTGTTTTTTACGCCGGAGAAGGTGCGTTTGAGCGTATCGAGAGAATCGTTGAAATCGGCGGAGGCTTTGACCGCTTCGTCGCTCATGACGAAACCGAGGTCGTGAGCCGCCTGTTTCAGCGCCTCCGTGGATTCGGCTGTCTCGTTGAAAAGAGGCGTGAGGTTCTGACCGCTCTTTCCGAACAAATCGTTGGCAAGCGCGGCGCGGTCGGTCGAATCCGCCATGTTCTGCATCCCCGTAACGACCGCCGCGAAGATATCCTCGCGCGACATGGAGTTGAGATCCTCCATAGAAATGCCGAGACGGGCGAACCTCTCGGCCGCCTTGTCGCTTCCGTTTTTCGCGTCGTCAATCTGGTTGGTCAGCGTTTTTAAGCCGGTCGTCATGGAGGTGATTTCCACGCCGGACTGACCAAGGACGTAGTCCCATTCCTGATACGCCTCGGCGGACATACCGAGTTTCTGCGAAGTCTTGTCGATTTCGTCACCCGCGTTCGCGGTAACGGTCGCCATATCGAAGAGTTTTTTCCCGGTGGCGACGGCTGCCGCGCCGACAGCGGCGACGGCTGTAGCCATTGCCGCACCGACGCTTTTCAGGACTTCGCCGACTTTTTTGAATTTCTCTCCGGCGCTCGACGTCTCGTCGCCGGTCTTTTTGACCTCTTTGCCGAACTGGTCGGCTTCCTTTTCCGCGCTGTCAAAGCCGTTTGCCGCTTTGTCGAGGGCATCGTTGTTCTGCTTGAGTTCGCGCTCCATCCCGTTGAGGGTGGATTCGGCGTTATTCAGCTGTATCTGCCATGCCTGAGTTCGTCTGTCGTTTTCGCCGAAAGAGGAGGAGGCATTGTCGAGGGCGGAACGGAGAGTCTCGATCTTCTGCTTCTGCGCTTCGATGTTCTTGTTGAGGACTTCGTTTCTGGCGGTGAGTGCGGCGACCGATTTGTCCTGGGAGCCGAACTGCGAATCTACCAGTTTCATTTCGCTTCCGAGGACTTTCATCTGCGAATTGATATCGGAAAGCGCTTTTTTGAATTCCTTTTCGCCTTCGACGCCGATCCGCAGACCGAAATTGTCAGCCATTGTGCTTCACCTCCTTGTAAAGGGTTAAAGAGGGACACCCGCCGAAGCGGACGGGTGTCCTCGAAAACGGTTAAAGGCCGAACGGGATGACTTCGTCGATGAAATGCTCCCGCTTCGGCTTCGATAATCCGTGGTATTGTTTATAAACCTCCCACTGGTCGAGAAGATGACCGAGAGGCATCAGCCACACCTCGCGCTCGGAACGGCCGAGAAGCGTGGTGCCGTAAAAGATCAAACGGGCGAAAAGCTCCTCGTCGGATACGCTTTCCGACCCGTTTACGCGTTTTTTGCGTCTTCGCTCAAGACTTCGCGCTTCGTGCCTTTCAGTAGCGCGGACATGATCGCTTCCTTGAAATCGGCAAGGTCGAGCGGAGTCGTGAGAAGTTCCAGCGTCTCCTGTTCCAGCAGATCCTGCTTGTCGTCCGGGTTCTGCAGATTGTGAACCAGGATGCTCTGATTCGCCAGAAGAACGATGAGCCAGAGCAGTTCGTCGAGGGCGAGTTCGAAATTCTCCGCCTGGGAGAGCTTCTCGCCCAGATTGCCGAGACCGCCGTACTTCTTTCCGATCTCTTTGGTAGCCTTCGTGGTCAGGAGCAGTTCGTACTCCCGGCCGCCGATAACGATTACGGAACTTCTGTCGTTTTCCATTACAGATTACCTCCCGACACGTAGGAAGGCTCGTAAACGGCGTCGAACCATCCGGCGACCGATGCGTCGGACGCGTCGGTCACGCCTTCCGTGACCTCCGCCTTCCAGGGGTGCTTGCCGAGTCCGTCGACCTTCTTGCGGCGCGTGACAGCGCCTTCGATGGAAGGAGTCGAGAACTCGATGCTGTCGCCTCTGGTTTTCAGCGAAGCGCCGGGAATTCCGAAAAGCACTCTGTAAAGCCAGAAGTAACGATAGTGTCCGTTCGCGGCTTTCGCTCTGAACCCGACCGCGACTGGTTCGGGTTCGTCTTCGCCCGCGGAAATGAGGACGCCGTTCGCGTCAAGCACGGCTCCCGTCAGATCCTGGGCGGCCTGAACGCCGATGTCGTTCACTCCGAGCGAAAGGGTGCCGGACTTGAACTCCTTGATGACCGTGTCGGTGCCGTCGTCGGCGTAGAGTGTCGATTCGAGCAGTTCGACGGAGATATCCGCGTTGATGGCTTTCGCGAGGCGGACGGGCGTTCCGTAGGTTTCGTTCCCGTTCTGGTCCTCGGTGATTTTGGCGTAGTAGAGTTTATCCAACCCGATAGTAGCCATAAGTGTTATTCCTCCTGTATTTCATAG